GAAGGCACCATCGGCCAGAGGGGTGACCTTGGGCTGATTGAGTTCTCGATCCTTGTTCGTACGGTCGTCGTAACCTTGGTTGAAGGCTTGCACACCAGCACCTAGGCCTTCCTTCAGGTTCCTAGCGCCAAGGAGCGCAGCACCCCCATTGATCAGGCCGTCATAGATCGAGTTCATGTCCTTACGGGGCGCTTGGGGAGCCTGAGGCTGCCCCATAGGAACCTGAGGTACCTGAGGAGCCATAGCTTGACCCATAGGACCCTGGGGAGCCTGTGGTTGCCCTTGTTGGCCCGGATCCCCACCCATGTACGCCGAGAGGGTCCCAGGCTGATTCCGAAGGGCCTGCAGGAGGTACGAAGGGACACCTTGGGCCTCAGGATTACCTTGCGGATATCCGTCGTCCTTGGTTTGCATGGCCTCAGCGAGCCACGAGGGCATCTGGCCATACTGCGGGTCTTGGGGATCCACGCTGAATTGACTTGCCATGGTTTCTCCTTAACCGTAAGCGTCGACGCTATCGAAAGCGCCTGCGCCAGTGACGTTGTTGTATCCACCTTCGAGACCCGGCATAGGCGTGGAGGTGTTATTGAAACCGCCAAGCTTGCCGATAATGCCTGCACCAGACAATGCCCCACCAACAGCACCTTGGATACCCGAGGAGACCGGCGAGGAGACCTGTCCTGCCACACCTGTGCCACCGTACTTGCCGTTGATGATCGACATATACTTCTGGAGTAGATCAAGGTTGGTGTTCTGGCCTTCGGTGTAGGCAGCCTTGTTGGCGTCGAGGTTCGCTTGGTCGTTGGTCTGGAACACTTGACCTGCACCGTTAAGTTGGTCGAAGTTATTGCCGTTGGCTTGTTGGGCTGCCGTGAGGGAACCCACGCCTTGACCGTAAGCCGTGCCGAGTTGCTGGTTGACGTTGCTGCGAAGGGCTTGCTGCGTGTTGTACTGGGATTGAGCCGTACTGAGGCCCGTGTTGAACAGGTTGCTACGGATGCTCGAGGAAATGTCAGCGAGGCGGTCCGAGGCACCACGCTCTGCGATACCTTGGGCAACCCCAGTACGCGTGGAGTTCGTGTTACCACTGCCAGCAGCCGCGAGATTCAGTGCAGGCAGTTGGTTTTCATTGAGGTTTCGTACGGTATCCCTAGAGGCTGCATCGATCATCGAGTCAGCGTAGGGGCTGTTGGCGTACTGATTGGCCGTATTCAGGAAGTTCTGAGTCTGGTCCGTACCAGCTTGGTCAAATACCGACTGTGCGTTATTGCCGAACTGCTGACCGAAGCCAAGCATCGAGCTACCACTGCCGTACAGACCATTGGCGATGTTCTGACCTTGGTTCCCTGCGAACGCTGCGGTACTGTTGGCGCCTTGAGTGGTGTACGGATTGAGACCAGCTACGCGCGGGCCTGTGTAGGCGCCCGTGGTGGCATCATTCAGGAAGCCTTGGGCCTTATCGTACCCTTGGGTGATGTAAGGCTGCGCTTGGGACCACGGGGAGTTGACGTTCGCTTGCTGCTGTTGGGCACCTTGGGACGAGCTACTGTCTCCAAAGATGCTCCCTACTGCGCCAATCGCTGCGGAGCCGAGGCTTGCCGTGATCGGATCAATGCCGTACTTACGGCCAATCCCCGGAGCAAGGGAAGGCACGAGCATCCTGAGGATTGCTTTGAACATTAGAGTAATACCTTGGTGTAGACAGCCCCACTCTTCCGGTAGCGCAGGCGCTTGAAGACGGAACCACGGTCCAGGTTGTCCTGAGTGCTGACGACAGCCTTCTTCACCCCTGCTTCACGCATGCGAGCTTCGGCATAGCGGAACAGGTGAACCCCAAGCCAGCCTTGGCGGTACTCGGGGAGGATGAAGTAGGAGTCGTTGAAGCAAAACAGGGAGGACGCGTGATGCGGGTGACGGCTGAGTAGATTCTTGCTATACCCTATGAGCTTCCCGTTATCTCGCACTGTGACAAACAGGAGGATTCCTGAGGTCTCAGCAGCCAGGTAAAAGGCCTCGTTGAGGAAGAAGGGGATTTCAGCTTGGTCGTAGGCTATCTCTGAGTAGTGTTGCTCCCACAGGGGACGCATCTCTTCGACGGCTTCACTCCACTTCTCAACTTGGTAGCTAATCATAGGGGTGTTACTCTCTGTTTTAAGGTACGTGTCCGCCGATCTGCTCGAGGGCTGCTACGAGAGACTGAATGGTCCGCTCCAATTTCTTCAGTTCCTCAGTGAGAAAGAGGACCTGCGATTGGGGATTAGTCGGAACACTCGAGCGGACATACTTGGTGATGGGTGTGGTGTAGATCATCGGCGACTCAATGTCTTGATGTCGAAGTCCATACCTGAGAACTGGAAGTTACTGATCGATGCTGTGCTCACCTTGTAGGCGAGGTAACGGCCTGCGACCATCATGTCCAGCTTGTACTCTTCGGCAGGGTTATACGTCGAACTCGACCGGTACACTGCAGCTTGCTTAGGGAGATCCGCAGAACCCACTTCGAACGTGAAGACACCTGTGGAATCCTCAAAGGAACACTGGGGCACCAGAGACTGCACGAGCTTGTACCCTCGGAGGGTCGTAGGCAGCCCTGCGTTATCCAGGTCGATCCCCACACGCTCCACATAAGCAGGCTTGAGGACCTCTTGGTTCGCGGGGAGATTAACCAACCCTGCGGTCGGGAGATCCACAGCGAATACTCGGGTATCTGTGACCCCTGCGTTCTGATCGGCAACCGAGAGCATGATGGGCATCTTCGGGGTGATCCCGAGGAAGCTTGTGTAGCTCGTGTTGTACAGTTCGTAGGTATCCGTGACATCCGGGAAGGAGTTCTTCACCAGTGCAGCGTTGGCCTCGGCTCCCCCAATGATGTTCGGGAGATCCATGAAGGACCAAGTGTCGTTCTTGTAGTTGTAGATCGCAGCTTGGTTACAGAAGTCAGCATTGACGAACGCTGCTTCATCCTGCAGGGTCGGGTAGCAGAAGTGGACCAAGTTGGCGACCGAGTCATGGACCACGAAGCACGAGGTCTGACGGGTGCGGTCCAAGGTGTTGTAGATCGTCCGGCGAACACGGCTGTCACTGATGGAGTTCTTAGCGAGACCATCGTGGACATAGATATCGTTCTCACCGAAGACGAAGTGCTTACCCTCGATCTCAACGACACAGTTCGTGTTGATGATCCCGCCTTCGAAGGGAGCCTTACGGAACCCAAAGACTGCAGAGTCCCCACGGTATTCCACGTTCCACACTTGGGACTGGTTGTAGACCACGAAGCTACTGCCGAGGACCAGACCATCCCGGATAGGCGAGCGCATCTCAGAGATGACATTCTCACCCGCTACGAAGTTAGGATTCGAAGGGTCCCAATTGATCGTTGAGATTGCAGCCCCGTACTGGATCGGGTTAGACCACTTGAACATCGTAGGGTACTTCACCCCGTTCTTGTTCAGGTTCATCATGATGGCGAAGTCCAAGAACGGCCGGACAACCGCTGCTTGATCTGTGGCTACCCAGTCACCGCCAATCTGTGAGTACAGGGGGTCATTGTTCGGAATGTTCCGGACGTAGGGCCTCATGCCCTGACGAGCCAAGAAGGAGATCCCTGCGACCTGACAGTGGGACCAAGGGTTATCGTTGGTTACCGTGCCTGAACTCGGGGTAAGGAACGTGAGGTTATTGTTTGGGTACGCACGTACGGTACCGTCTCGATCACATACGAAGACTGCTTCCCCGATCTGGGCGTCAGCATAAGAGCCAACGAAACGAGCAAGCGTAGAACTACCACCTTCAGCCGAGTCATAAGGGTTCGTGTTGGCATCATAGGTACCCGGGGCCGTGTCATACGTGAGGGCAGACCGAATAGGATTGAACAGTTGCTTGAACACAGGAGCACGGGTAATCCGGTCCTCGTCGAAAATGACGTTGTTCGCGGCAGAGAAAGCATTAGGCGGGAGGTCGTACGGGTTGGCATCAGTGATGACCCCCACGCCCCCAAGCTTCCGAAGCGGGAGAGTCGGCATTGTTATACCTTCATGATGTAGGCCAAGGCTATGTACGGAGGCAGCGAGGTATGCTGGTGATCACCCACGAGGTTTGCAGTGTGCGTATGGTTCGCAGGAGCAGAGACAGCCGTGACAGCCGTAGCGCCTGTACCAGACTGGACAGCATTCAAGGTAACCCCAGGGGCGCCCGCAGTTGCACCGTTGATCGTGTGGGTGTGTGACCCTGCCATCCCGGTACTCGAGGAGCCACCTATGGTTCCCACAGGGTTATCCGTATCGTTGGCACCGTAGACAAACTTCTTACGGAGGTCCGGGGTCCCATTGGTACCATCACAGAGCGCATAGCCTGCAGGGATAGCCACGATGGCTCCCGACCACAACAGGATCACGCCCTTGGGGACCGGGGAATTCAATTGGGCAGGCGTGGAGAGTACGGGACCATCCAGGTTCGGGAAGGTATTCTTGAGGGCTGCCTTGATGGTTCTGAGGTGATCGTCCGACTGGGAGACACTATCGGTACTCAGGGGATTCGCAGGGTTCAGTTGGTTGATATACGAGGCTGTTTCGAGAGGCATCTGTCTTTACACCTTCATGATGTAGTAGAGGGCGTAGTACGGATTCCGGATATCAATGGAAGCTCCACCACCTGCGTTATTGATGCCAATGACATGGCTATGGTCCCCTGCGAATTCCGAGTTGGTCTGGAAGAAGTGGGTATGGGCGCCCGCAGGGTTCGTGGGAGCTTGGAAGCGCCCCGAGGAGTACCCAGTAGCTACTGCAACGTTGGCGCCACCATTATCTGAACCAGCTTGGACGGACCCGTTATTGGGAAGACCATGGCTGTGATCACCTACGGGATCCGTATTGCCAGCAACGTAGTGGTTGTGGTGCCCTTGGGTATCCGTGAAGCCCGTATGGTTGTGTACAGGCATCTGGGACTGAGACAGGGCGATGAAGGCGTTACCACCTTGGTTAGTCAGGCCGTAGGAATTCCCCGCACCAACAATGAACCTGTCGATCAGATTGGGGGTTGTAATATTGCCTGAGAGGTCCGACTTAGCCACAGTCTGACCATTACACAGTGCCCACCCTGCAGGGATAGAAGCTCCCGACCACATAATGATCCCGCCAATGGGCATCATCGTATTAAGTTGGTCTTGGTTCCAATTCACTGCACCCGAGAGATTCGGGAAGGTATTCTTCAGGGTCGTCTTAATGAGACGGATATGGTCATCTGCAAATGCAATGGCATCTGAGCCAAGAGGATTAGCAGGTACGAGACCATTAATATAAGTAGCGGATTCTAATGCCATGGGTATCTTTGGGTGACTGTGGATACCCTTGGGGTACCTTGGTTTTATCTAAGGATAAGACCATTATTAATAACCTATATATAAACTATAGGGACTTAAGTAAAACCTAGGGTCATTTAGAATCCTTAGGTCTCTAAGAATCTAAAGCCCCCCTACCCCCCATAGCCCTTACTGGTCTATTAATGGTCGAGATAATGCTCAATGTAGGGAGAAACTTAGGTAAAACTTGTGCAACCTTGGGTACCCTTGGGGTCCTTTTGGTTACCTTGAGTTACCCTTGGGAATAAAGGGGGTGGGATCAACTTGAGGGTACCCGGGGGGGTCCTAGGGGGTACCTTGGGTTTCTTTGGGAATCTCGGGGACGTTGCTCTCACGCAACAGGTCGAACAACAACAACAACGAAAAACCTTTAGCGGCATTTGTGAAAGAGGTTCCAGAAGTGCCTAGGGGGTACATCCGGGAGCGGGCAGGCAGCACGGCAGCGCACTCGCCTAGCGGGAACCCGAGCTAACTCGTTGATTACAAAGGAGAAGCACTAGATGAGTTATCTAATGTGGAATCAGGGAACGTTGGTCTACTCATTGGACCAGGGTGTAGCCAGGGGTAGCCAGGGGCATTAGGGATGCCTGAGGTATCCATGGTGCACAAATGATTAGGACACTAACGATTCCAGATAGTGAAGGAAGGGGTTCGTATGTGTTCGATAGGCAGACGAACCTGAGCCCTTAGTCACCCAAGACACCTTTTGATCGAAAGCACTAAGTTTCGCTTGCACAACGATATGCAACGTGAGATAGTGGAGTCACTGAGCAGCAACCAACGACTACAAGGAGCAAACCAAATGAACCGCAAAGAACAATGGGCCATGTTAGCGAAGCTGATGGACCTGGGAATTACTGAGGACGAAGCGGTTGAGGCAGTGGAAAAGACCCAAGGAACCCAAATGGTCACCATTGCATCCTCCGTAGTAGCTGGAGAGTACACAGTAACTCTGGCACACAGCGAATCACAACTACATTACTACGTGACCTATGGTAAGCATGTTGAATCATTCGAGAACATGGCGCATGCATTCGAATTGTATATTGCTTGTACTCAACACCAGTTGACCTGTGCTGGTATTGCTACTACTGAAGAGGAGTAACCCAAATGACCAATCACCTCAAAGCTTTCGCAACCATGCTCGAATGGATCAATAAGGACAAGCGTGGTAGCACAATGCGTAGCAAGCGCTTCACACTGGCTTCCCTGGGTTTCTCTAAGCTTCCTGCAGTCGCAGACATTTACTGTAGCGCCAAAGGAATGTTCTTTGATGAATCCGCTGAGTATCAAATTGCAGCGTTGGTCGCAGT